ACCTGACAACAAACCAGCTCCCAAGTTACCAAGCAAGTTAGCTTTAGCTTGCTCTGCAATCAAACGTGCCTCAAGTCCAGTCATGGAAGTTTCTCCGAAGAGTCCAGCACCTGCTAGCTGACCTCGCTGTGACAACTGCGGATACAGTTGAGATGCTTGCTGTAAATTAAGTAACTGCGCTTGTGGAACATAAGAACCCGCAAGGAACTGCTGTCCCAACTGAGTTTGCTGTAACTGCTCTGCTTGCGCCTGTTGTATTGCAGACAGCGCAGCCCTGTTACGCGCTTCCTCCTGTGCTTGTGCCAATGCAAACTGCTCAGGCGCTCCGCCGAACATAGCTGTGCGTACGCCTAAACGACCCTGATTTGCAAGTCGCTCTTCAAGTGCAAGACGCTGGCGCTGTTCTTCAGGTGACTGCACAGCACGAATGCGCTCGTACACGTCTGCTTCACGCGCTGCGGTAGGCATCATAGCCTGTCCATAGAAGCCGCCTGCGCCTCCAAACAAACCTTGCTGCAGTGCTTGTTCTTCAGGAGAAACATCCATTGTTGCGCCTAGAGAAGTTACTTCTCCAGTAACGGGATCAACCTGTGGCGTGACACCAAACGCACCGCCTGTTGCAGATGTTACAGTGAACGGACGGAACTGCGTCTGTTCTAATCCAGTTTGTGCAAGCTCCATAGCACCCGGAACACGAACATCACCTATCTGCGTACCTACTACAGATTGTTCACCAATTTTACTGAGACGGTCTATTGCGTCTTTAGTAAGAAGACCGCCGCCAATGGCAGCACCGCCTATACCAAGTAACTGTAAAGGATCCACCGCCATTAGTAAGTACCTCCGTCAATCGTTCCAGTAGACAGCGTACCTGTAAACGTCAAAGCAGGTATCGTCACAGTGCCGGTAAACGTAGGGCTGGCTGTTTCTGCTTTGGTAGCAATCGCTGTAGAAATGTTATCGAACTCTGTTTCAAACTCTGAGCCGCGAATGATCTTACCACTGTCTCCAGAAGGCAAGGAATCCTTAGCAGCAAAGTCGGTTGTCTTTGTATAATTGCTCATAGAACTTTACCTAATAGTGCTAATACGTTAATCTCTTGTAGAGACAAAGGAAAACCATTGATGTCTGATTCCAGACCAATAGTAATGACAGTGCCGTCTCCGGTTGTGTTAACAACACGACGACTGGTGAGTTCACCGCCTGTAAACTCTGCGACGCTAAACTCAGACACGCCGTAGTAACCGGGATTCTGATTACCTACGGTGTATTCTTGGCTCTTATAATACGTTTCAAAGTCGTAAGTCCACTTCAGAAAAACGGTTGCGCTGTTCGCACCTACCAGAGTCGGTCTAATTTTCTTTAGTATCTTTATCCTAGACGGATCATTAAATGTCAAGCCGGGACTGTAATACTTAAAACGGTACGCGCTGCCGTTGTCTGAATAGTTTGAGTATGTTCCAACACCGTCAGCAGTGCCTATGTACAGTGTTCCGTCGCTATGCCTCGTGAAACATTTGTACGAACTAGAGGGCCATCTTGTTACTCTGTAAGATCCGTTCTCAAGCGTACCGCGAAGATCAAAACAGTACACAGTTTGCTGATCGGGAAACGCAATAAGATAGAAATAGTTTTCTGGGCTGTATACAGAACACGTAGGCTCTGTGCGGTTTTGAATTAACGAAATCAAGTCTTGTTTAACGTTGCGGCTTAAGTCTGTCAACGGCATTGACTTTTCTTGGATGGTTCTTCCAAAGCTGCGTAAGCCTGAGTGAGACATAAACAGCACATCTGTACCGATATGTTGAACGCTGTTGCGACAGATGCAACCAACACCAGCAACCGTATCGGCTAACGACATAGAGGCTGGTGAGTCAGCGTTTTTGTAAACAAGGATGCTGTGATTACCAAATATGATTAACAAATTGTTATGTGCAGCCAGTGCGCGTACTTCATCAAAGCCATCAGGCCATGCCTTAGATACATCAATAGAACCGCTTGAGCCACCGCTAAAGTCAGTGCCGTTGAGCAAGTCAGACCAATAGATAACATTGGCATCTGTAGCGTTATCAACAATCCACAGTCTACCGAAGGCTGCTAACGCCTCGTGACACTTCAATGTTGCTGCCGTAGCCGTGCCGTTAGCTACAGTAAATGTACGAAGACCTGTAGCGTTGTCGTACACTAAAGGATCGTACCCACGCTGAAAGAAGTAAGCCTTGTCGTTAAAGTTTACAATTTTCCAGTTGTTATCTGTGATTGTGTAGGACGCTGGCGTTTCGTCAACAAGCGTCGTAGTGCCTGACAGTATCTTGTTATTGCCTGTAGTGAAGATAACATTGTTGCCAGCACTGTCGTAAAAGTGATGCAGACGCTGAACGTAAGCAGAGCCTAGCTCAGTCTTATCTGTTGTTATAACGTCATTTCCTTTACGCGCTGCAATCCGTCCACGCTTGTCAATGACGGCGTTGTCAGCAATCTCAGCAAATGACGGGTCTTGCGCTAGTGGAGAATCTTCAGTGTTAATTCCCTTAAACGCAGGAGCGACTAGATTGATACTTTGAAGTGGTTGAGCCATTATGGTGTGTACCAAATAGTTTCGTCAGGGTGCTTCTGAGCATCCAGAGCAATAGCATCAGACAAGTAGTTATCTGCAATGCCAAAGTATTCAGAAGCAGATGTACCACCAGTTTCTCCGCGTTCTCGTGCAAGCAACGCAATAGCTAGATGTATAACAGGCATTGACGGTATCAACAATGTATCTACATCTGCGCTGAGATCGTCGTTACGGAAGATGCAGTTAAAACGTATGGTGTAAACGTCGTCAGGTTTTGGGTAAACATCTATCTGAGAGTCTCCAGATGAGTCAACTCCGTTGTACGTGTAATACTCTGGCGAACCGCTAACGGGATCTTGGTTGAGATATTTATCGTCAAACCATGTAGCAGGACGGTACTCCATAAAAATATTATTAGTATCGTTGATGACGTTGAGCGCTTTAATTCTGTTTTGGCTTCCGGTAAGTACATAGTTAAAGATGTCAGCAGTAGTGGTGATAGTTAACGTAGTGCGAAGAGCAGACCAGTCCCATGCAGCTTCTACAATTTTTTTAGCGTCGTTAACAAAATCACCAACCATTTTACTGTACGTTGTACTTTGAACAAAAGAAACTTCGTCTTCACGCATACGCCTTAAAACGTTGTTCACTAGCTCTAAATATGTCATCCAATCATATCTCCAAACAATCCAGCAGTAATACCACCTAGCTGTAAGTTACCCATCCTGCTTGTTGGTTGTGTAAACAAGCCTGCTGTATAGTCTACAACGGGACGCGCAGCAATAGGAGCAACCTGCAACGGTCTGTAACTTAAACCTCTAAGAAAATCCTCAGATGTTCCTGCAGCGCTTCCGCCACCGCCTCCTCCAGCACCGCCAGAAGATCCGCTAATTGGTGTTTCTTCAGGAGCTGCTCCAGTAATCGGAGAAGAACCTATTTCTGTAGTATCGCTAGCGTCTGTTAAAGGAAACTCGTAACCAAATACTAGAGGACTTCCGTTATCAGAGGTGTCTTCTACGCCACCAGTAACAACCTCAGTTATTTCTCCTTCGGCTGTAAGCGGATCAACGTAGCCAAAACTCAGTCTATCTGTAGGTTCTGTTTCAGTGGTGTCTGTAAAAATACTGGTTTCTCCACCTTCATCTTCTGTTCCTGTTACAGGAGTCTGTGGAGTTTTAGGAGTTTCTTCTGCACCGCTGTCTCCTTCAAAAAGACCACCAAAAGTGTAGTCACCCATTAAAACACTGTTAATTACAGTTCCTACGTCTATTGTGCCGTCTTCTAGTGCGCCAGTAATCCAGTCCCAAGCACCAGAAGCTGCGTCTCCTGCTGAATCAAGGATATCTTGAATCGTGCCTAAGACATTAGCGCCTGTTTCTGGCAAGTCTTCTATTTTAATTCCCGGAAGAGGTATAGGAGGCAGTCCCTCAGGGATAATTTGCACCCTTGTTTTTGCAGCTATACACTCTTGGCGTGAGTTGTAACCGCCGTTGTTAATTTCACATTCTTTATAGTCATCAGGAGGTGTCGTTACTTGAACTACTTTTCCTATAACATTTTTTAAGTCTTGCCAGCGGTCTTTAATCCACTGTCCTGCTTCTTCAGGACTAGGAAAATAATCAATAAAATCTTTCCAGTTTTCGTTTATTACTGCATCTGTTATTTCTTGTTCTGTAGGCCCACCTCCAGCTTCTTCAGTTGGTTCTCCTTCTGATTCCTCAGGCTCTGTCTCTGGTTTAGGCTCTTCTCCTGCAACGTAATCAGGCTCTCCAACATCAATAGGAACAAGAAGATTTCCTTCAGGGTCATAGCCAAAAGTGCTTAATAGATTATTTCTAAATTCTTCGTTAGGCAGAGCTTCTTGTAATTCTTCAAAAGTAATTTCACCGTTAATCCATGCGTCAAGAATCTGCTGTGGTCTAACAACAGTTTCATCCATAGGTCTAAGACCAGCATCACCG